CATAGCTTCTGGAACTAATGCATCTTTCATAGCCTGTATCTGTTGAAACTGACTTTCGGTAATTACTACCAAATTTTCATCTTGGGCTTCTTGCCACCGCATCTTGCCCTCTTTAGTTCGCTTATCAAAATTAAAGACAACAAATTCAGATTGAAAATCATCTTCTTCCAATATCCATTTATGGCAAGCACTACCAAATTCTAATGCTGGTGATGGTGCTGTTTCCTCTCTGTTGAGAGCGTGTAAAAGAGATTTATGTATCTCTCTCAGAAAAGAAGAAGAGATACCCTCTCCCCCATGATATTCTGAGTTTGTGTTTTGTATTAATCCTATTTCCATGTCTTTCTCCTAAAATGGTATTTCAAATCTTACATCTTTTGTTTCGTAAGGTAGAACCCAACCTTTTTCTTCAACGAAATCTAAGATGTTTTCTTTCTCAGTTCTTTCAAAGTTGTAATAAGGGAAGTCATTCTTAGCCAACCAACCTTGTGCATCTTTGATTAAGTCTTCGTGTTCTTTTAACAAGAACAAAGAAGTCTCAGGGTCTTCAATGTTTAAAGGTATCAGGTGATTGTCTGACTTTCCTATAAAAAAATAAATCTTGATCGTTTGCGGGGAATATTCCTGCATCTATAAAAATCTCCTCTACTTCTGCTTCTATATATTGACCATTGTAGCCTTGTGCATAACAAATACTGTCTGCTTGTTTCCAATTGCGAGCATTAATTATGTCAATGACTTCCATTTCATCATTTTTATTTTTCTTAACTACAAGGTATTTCTTATCAAAAGCTGTCATACGTCTAATCATAGTTTAGTTAGCTAGAATGGTAAATCGTCTTCCGTATATTTATCCAATAGCTTGTTGACTTGTTTTAATAAGTCCTCTTCCTTGCCATAAGTTTTTTCAAAACGATATTTAAAAGGATGCCGACTGATAGGCTCAGTAGAACTGATGCCTCTATGGTGTGCATAACATAAGGGTAATACATCAAAGTGAGCATTGTGTTTGGTCTTTCCTCGGATATGGTGAATTTCAGAAGGAACAAACCCCTTGTTTAAATTTCTGCAGACTATGCAACCCAATGCACGAACTTGCTTCATGTGAAGCATTTCGTTATCAGTCGGCTTTCTCCCTCTAATCAATTTATAAGGCTTCTTTCTAAGTTTAATATTTCTTTTTCAAGATCGTTTAACATGCCAACCAAAGGTCGCATCTGATCTTCGATATAAGGAACTCTAGATATAACCAAAGATAAATCTTTGTGCCATAACTCGAGTTCTTGCTTTAAGTGAAACACTTGCCTTTGCATAGCGTCTAACTCTTCTTGTAAATTTTTAATACTCATGTCTTCTCCAATGAAAGTGGAGAGGTAGCGAACTACCTCTCCGAGTCAATTCTAGTTAGGAAGCCCAACTAGGTTTGACAGCACTGGTTGATGCGGCAGCCTTTTGCTCAGTTGCCTGTGCTGTTGGCTGTGAGGGAGCATCATTGCCAGCGGAAACTGCTTTCTTATACCCTCTAATGATATTAGATGGTGCATATCCGTTCTTGCTTTCCTCAGTTTCTACTTTGATATCAAGTAGATTGTCGTGCAACTCAGTCGGATCTTGGAAACCTGCCAACCCCATAGACTTGCAAATATTTGCTAAATCTTTGTGACCAATTTCAACCGCCCTTTCGTTGTCATTCTCAACATTAATTCTTGTCCAAACCTTTCTACCTTTGTATCTTGGTCCGACAATTTCAAAAGTAAACTCAATGTATTGACCTTTAGAAGTCAATCCCTCTTGTTTCTTTTTAGTGTCCTTTACCTCAGAGTTGACAATCATAGATGTGTACCAACCATCAGGTAAAAGTTGTAGTGGCTCATTGTTAGTGAGCGGTTCGTTATGTGTAAATGAAAACGACATATTATTCTCCTTTAGTTTCTTTCGTTTCTTTTGGTTTCTTTGTAGCCCTAATTTTATTTATGACAACATCAAGATCGGCTGGCTCGTATAAATCAAGTTTGCCACTTCTATCTTTTGCCACAAACTGTCCATCAGAACTGGTTTGTAGATATCTTTTAATTTGGTCTTCTACAAGTTCATTTCTCAGAACAAAAACCTCATCAAAGATATAAGGAAGATTCTCAGGTAATTTCTTACCAACCATAGATGGTCTGTAAAGCATTCTTCCGCTTACCTCGTCTTTATCTCTTTCAATTTTGGCAGTCATTACCACATTGATTTTTGATAAATCCCTAAAAGCCCTCAACATATCCATCATACTTTTCTGGACTGTTTGATAGCTTTGTCGGTTATCACGAGTTTTTTCTAATTCGCTTGATAACAGAACTTCTGATATCTCACTAATAGAATCAATACACAAATTATTAAAACCATCTTTGTTCTCTAATAAGAGGCTATACACCTCAAAGAGTTCAGCAACAGTCTTAACCTCTACAGCAAAAACATCAGTGCTATCTGCAATAGACAACAATCCTGCTTCGGCTGAGAGTATAAGTGTTTTTCCTTTAAGGGAAGTAAGGAGTCTAGTTTTACCTGCTCCAGATTCCCCAAATATAAGTATGTTTATGCCAGTGTTTTTGACTAATTCACTGACCGGTTTTATCTCCATAAACGTCTCCTTTTAAGTTTCATGTGAGTTTCTGCCAATTATTTTCATAAAGGGCATTGACAATCATAACTAAAAAGTTGATTATGTCAACTCTTTCCAAAAAGATATGAAGTTAAAAGATTTTATTAGTAAAGTAGGTAACGAAACAGCATCAAAAACCTTTGATGTTCCTGTTGGCACTATTAAGTCTTGGAGACATGGAGTCTCTATTCCAAAACCTGAGAGGGCAAAACATATCGTTAAGGTATCAAGGGGTATGATATCTTGGGAAGATATATATGGAGATTTAGAGGATGTTCAACAATAGCCTAACAGGGCAAGAAACGATTTATGATTTGGCTCTTGATTATCACGAACAAGGGTGGCATATCATTCCTGTATCAAGAGAGACTAAGCAACCTTTAGTTAAAAGCTGGAAGTCTTATCAAACTACCGCACCTGAAATAAAAGATATCAATCGTTGGTTTTACGGAGAGCAAGAAGTAAACATAGCTTTGGTGTGTGCAGGTTTCTGTGTAGTGGATGCAGATACTCCTGAGGCAGTTGAGTGGTGTGATGAAAATTTATGGTCGCCTGTGCAAGTTAAAACTAGAAAAGGCAAACATTATTATTTTTCTAATCCTAAAAACTTTGCACACTATGTTTCTAATAAAACCAAATTGCCACCTGAAAAACACATAGACATAGTTGCTACTTATGCACTTGCACCCTACTCAACTCATGCAACAGGAGTTCAATACTTGCCTTATGTGCAAGCAGACTTTGATTTTAGTTTTGTCTCTGACTTGCCTGCTATGGATGATGACCTTGTTGCTAAAATTCGTGGAACATCTGTAGGCAATACTAAATCGGAAGAAATAGATTTTTCTGCTTTTGCTACGCCGAGTCTTGACCCTGTGCATGAGGGTTCAAGAAATGCAACCTTGACTCAGGTAGTAGGAAGATTTATTGCTATGGGCGCAGCACCTGAGGAAGCATTATGGATTGCTCGAAAAGCCAACGCTGATTACAAGCCGCCTTTACCTGATAGAGAAATACTTACCATTATTAGATCTATCTTTGAATTAGATGTTAAGAAACTTAATGAGGGTTTAGCACCTATCTATAGACCTGCAGAAAAAACCTTAGAACAACCCAAACATATATTAGAACCACCCGGAATTTTGGCTGACATTTGGGCGTATGCAGAGTCTATGGCAAGAACTCCACAGCCCTATCTTTCTGTCAACATAGCATTAGCTATTGGCTCTATTGCTTGTTCAAGAGTTTATAGAACCAATATAGATAATTATTCTTCTTTATTTTTTCTAAATATAGCTAAGTCAGGTCAAGGCAAAGAAAACGCCAAGAAAGTTATAGAAAAAGTTTTGGAAGATGCAGGCATATCCGATATGGTTGCAGGTGATGGCTACACTTCAAGTGGCGCAGTATTTTCAACATTAGCAAAAAAACCAGCACACATAGTTATTATTGATGAATTTGGTAGAAGACTTAAAGGCATCAATGCAGGAGAAAGCTTTCATCAAGATCAAGCCATGAGAACGCTTATGGAGAGTTGGGGTAGATGTGACGGAGTGTTAAGACCTGACCAATATTCTACCTATAGCAGACCTGATGAAGACGAAAGAATCTGTTACAACCCAGCAATTAGTATGATAGGTATGACAGTTCCTAGAAATTTCTACAGTTCAATAACAGGAACTGAGATCGCCGATGGATTCCTTAATAGATTTTTGGTAGTAGAAAGTAAAAAAGAGAGAGTAGCAGGCAGGCTGATAGAACCCTCGCCTGTGCCACGACATATTGTGGAATGGATTAAAACCATACGTAAAGTTGGCAACGATGGCATGTGGAGAGCGATTAACGATAATGCAAGGCTCAGACCTAAAGACGTTACTGTGCTTGAGTTTGATGTTGCAGCGATTGAATATTTAGAACAATTTGAAGAGGGTCTAATTCAACGACAAAAAGAATTAGAGGAAGAGGGTCTAGAAGTTTTACTTTCTAGAACTAGAGAAAAGGCAATGCGAGTTTCTTTGATATGTGCATTAGCCGAAGATCCTTTTCAAAAAGTCATACCACTGCATTGTGTTGAATGGGCATGTGAGTATGTTAAATATTATGACGAACTTCTTGTTGAGGCTTGTTCTACTAAGGTTGCATCTAGCGTTGAGGAAGCCAAACTTAAAAAGGTATTGGATGCTGTTCGTAAAGCAGGTGAAGAGGGTATATCTAAAAGAGATGTTGATAGACATACAGTCTTTAGATCTATGCCTAAAAGAACTGTTATGGAGATCATACAACGTCTTATTGGTTCAGGAGAGATACAAGAAAGAAAGTTAAGAGGAACTAGCGGTAGGATTGCGGCTAGATATATTGCTGTAGACAGCAGTTATTTTGATGATAAGGAGTAAACATGATTAGTTATTTATGGGGCTGGTTTGATCCAGAACAATTACCAAGATGATTAGAAAAGATTACGTTATGGTTGTTTTTGATTGCGATAAAAGCGTTGAACTTGAGTTTAAAGAATTAAAACAAAAAGCATTGGATGCCATAAAGAAGAATGAAATTTATTTTGAGTGTGTCAGTCCTGCTAATAAAAAAAAGGTAAAGAAAAATGAATAGAGTAGCAATAGGTTTAATTTTCGGTATGATAGTAAGGGCTATCTTATTTGATGATAGTAAACGGAGAAGATAATGACTTACGAAGAAAAAGTAGATAGGTTTTTAAATACTGTTAAAGAAACGCTACTAGAGCGCAATGATGAATATGGAGATCACGAAAATTTCTTTATTGGTATGGCTCATGGAATGAATGCCATATTATTACCAAAATTAAAAGATAAGGTTACTAAGGCGGATGCGCTTGCAGTCATGCAACTTTTAAAGGCTATTAGAATAGCACAAGCACCAACTCACATAGATTCTTACGTAGATAGCGCAGGCTATGCAACATTAGCAGGAATGGAAGCACAGAGAGTTGGAGATTATTTTGATAAAGGATAGCGATTTAATAAAACAAGACATCATAGAGTGGATGAAAGGCAGTGTTTTTAAGTCAAACGAAACCTGCTCTGGTATGACGCTCTGTCCTTTTGCTGAAAAGATTTACCAGCAAAAACGTTTAAAGATTGTTACTTCTATTGAGTCAGGTAAAACTTATCAAGACTACGCTCTAACTTTTGATAAAAGCAAATACGATATTATTATCTTTGCTGATATTCATTATCCACAAACTCCTCAAGAACTTCACGATGATATTGATTTGTTCAACAATATAAATTTTAAAAACGATATTTATCTTATGGCTTTTCATCCTGAAGAAACAGATGAAGCAGCAGAATTATTTGGAGACTTTTTTGGGTCTGATATAGAAGTTCCTGATTATAGTATGGTCTTTATACAAAAACTTTTAAAGCTAGATGACGCAGCAAAGAATCTTGAAGACACCGCATATTACGATAACTGGAAGCTGAAAGAATATAAAAAATTGGTAATAGAAAGAAGAAGGCTTGCAGAACGTTTGCGTTCTTTAAATTAATTTCCTCATCTCTTCCTCTCGTAATACTTGACCAGCCATACCACCCATAGGCTGTCCTTGTGGTTGGAAGATATTTATATTTT